TACCACATATACATTGACTGTTTGTGTAAAATTAGTGTAGTTACATATATGTATTGTAGTAATTGCTGTGGTGCTACCTGCACCATTGACAACAATATTTGCCGCTGTCGTTGTTAATGCTGTGTTTGTGATTGCCATTTTTAATCCTATCCAAATACAATACTGTATGCTACTGCCTTGGCCTTTGTTACCAATTCTGCACCGGTAACTGTGGTGTTTGTTACATATATCCCCGACCCGCCACTACCGGCTGTGTTTGCAAATACTTGTACACTACCTTTGGTATTGTCTGTAAAAATTGTTTTTCCAGTGACATTTAAATTGCCACCCAACACCGGTGCAGTATCATCAACAACTGCAGAAATTGATCCACCAGAGGCTCCTGTAACGATGTTTGCAAATGTGGTCCCATCATTGGTTGTTTGCCATCTATCTATACTTTCGTTCCATCGTATTTGTACATTGGCTGACAGCCCACGATCAATTTCAATACCGGCGGATCCAGAAGACACCCCAGATGCAGATTCTCCTTTGTTTAAAGTAATAATATTGTCCGCTACACTGGTATTGGTACTGCTTAGTGTTGTGGTATTCCCACTTACCGTGAGATTGCCAATGATTGCAACATTCCCATTGAGTGTTTCAATTGTGTAATTACCAATAATTCTTTTAATTGTTGCCATTGCAAAATGACCTTATTTTAGTATATTTAGCCCGAGTCGTTCGATTGTTTTTTCAAAATAAAAGGGCTCGCGAGCCCTTTTATTGTTATACAAATTTTAATTACAATACAGATACATTGGCAAATGTGCTGGTGGCCACTGCATTTGTACGATAGCGATACTTGTTACCGCTAAAATCATATACGTGCTTGGATGTGATACGACTTACTGCAAATAAAGCATTGCTGGTATTGTATCCTTGTACCACCATTGAGCTTGACGTAGTAATTGTATTAACGTTTGCACCAGTTCCGGTGTAAATGTTTGCTAATAGCGCAGCCGACGACACATTGACTAGTGTCGCAACTGTCGAACTGGCATTGGCATGTGTTGCACCGTTTACCGAAGCCACTGTGTTGGCCACTAGAAACTTTTGGGCACCTTTTTGTGCAATGATATATCCGCTGTTGATATAAACGTTTGCTGCTGTGCGATATGCACATCGAATAGTTTTTACACCTGTGGTAGTAATCGTGGATGGACGGCCACCCACTCCACCTTGACTGTTGGTAATACTTTGATCATGTAGATTACCATTTTCAAGTTGTGAAATTTTTAATCCTTTTGCCATTTTATTTTCTCCTTTAAATAGCGTTCTAGGCTACCCGAAGTGGCTGCTCTCCAGGAGTTCATATGAACATATGTATTTATGGTAACACCGGAGATTTACAGTTTTGGCCGTGGAGACGACCGTAGACTAATTTTGTTACTTCTTTACTACAATGCTCACAGGTTACTTTAATCATACTATGATGCTTGCCTTCTGCGGCTAAACGTTTTAGAGTTTCTGCTTTTTTTGCGGAATGTTCTTTAGATTTTTTAATACCTTTAGTTCCGTTTGATATCTTTAATTTATTCTCTTCGCTCATTGGGCCTTTTGGTTTACCTTTAGCAGATGCTGACATTTTTTGTTTTGTATTGTTTGTGTGCGTTTTACCAAGTCTTCCTTGTCGTTGTTGTTCTCTGTATTCTTCTGTTATTATTCTTGGATTTGCTTTTTTAGTTGCACGTATTTTTGCTTTTTGCTCTTCACTCATTGGCTTGCCTTTATTAGGCGGGACTCTGCCCCGCATTGTTGCTGAGTGTGTTTTACCAAATTCTTCTTTTAACCGTGCGTACACTCTACTGGTAATAGGAGTTTCGTATCGTTCTTGTTCTTTATTAGTACGTTTCATTCCGTTTAGAGCATAGATCATTTTGCTACGTGCTTTGCCCGTATGCATTTTAGTTAGTAACCAGTGACATATAAAGTGTTCACGTGCTGTGAGGTCTACTAGGTTGTGTTTTTCATCTGTGCCATTGAGACTGCGTGGTATGATATGATGACGTTCTGTGTAACTATCTAGTATTCTTGTTTTAGCATGTTCTGTTATGGATGCGTACCATTTTTTGTATTTGTTCATATAGTTATTTATGATGCAGTAGCTAATTTTACTTTACAATTAAACAATAGTCAACAAAAAACCACTTTGCAGTGGTTTTCTTGTTTCCCATCCCTGAGAATTTACTTTTAATGGATAAACAACTATTACAAACAGATCACTGAAATGAGAGGTTCGCTACAGCAATCTCCCCGACATAATCGCCAGCATTGCCAAGAGACGATGCAGTATTTGTCAGCTCTACATAACCATAACGAGTCATAAAGCTAACCACTGGTTCAAATGTGCTTGGATCAAGAACAACACCAGAGCTCATCAGGGGAATGTAAGGGCAATAGAACGCGGCTGCATCAGCCTCGCTAGAACCTTTGTATCCCACTAGAACTGCGGCGCTATCATTTGCGTAACCGTCAACATAAATCTTCATAGCACCGTTCAATGTACCAACAAACTTAGTGTTTGTAGGAGCTTCAAAAGTACCTTCTGTTGTGCGGGCAAATGCGCTGGTTGTAGCACTTTGTAGCACTGTCAATGCAGCTGGGGAAACAACAGCCCAGTTACCAGCACCACGACGTGTACGTTGAGCGATCAAGTTAGCTGTACGATTGACTAGAACAGCAAGAGCAGCATGTTCGTCACCAACGAATGTAGCAGTACCTGAAACAGCAGCTTGGTCGTATGTGAAATCAGTTGCAGCAAGAGCACGTAGTGAGCCAAGGATCTCTTGGTCAATTTCCACAGTGATTTCTTGTGCCAAAGCAGCCATAATTTCAGCTTCAACATCAAGACCGTGCATGGATTGTGCATCCTGAGCAGCCTCAAATGTCCAACGAGCTGACAATTTGCGTGTCTTAGCTTCAACAACCTGTTTCAAGATTTGCACGTTAATACGATTACCGGCAACACCTTCTAAAGTAGATGTTGAAGTAGCCTGGCCGGTGCTTGCGCTACCAGAATAAGCAACAGCAATCTTGAATGGGCTCAATGCTTCATCGCCAGCAGCAGCGGATGTTGCGTATGCGCTTGTATCAGTCTGGTTGTCAGCGTAACGTACACGTAGTGTATGGATCTGAGCAACTGGACCTGTCATTGGTTGTACACCAACGATTTCGTTAGCGATCACAGTTGGCATAACACGACGGATAACAGGTAGGATAACACGATTAAGTGTCGCTACGTTACCAGCTTGTGTTGCACCGCCTGTGGCGTTTTCAGCCAACATCTTGCGAGTGTTTTCTAAAATCACACCCATCGTGGTTCTTTTGGAACCATTTAATCCTTCTAGTAGGGCTTCTTTTGTTTCGCCCCAACGGCCTTCTAATAATGCTTGTGTCATGATATTTCCTTTTCCTATTTAGGGTTATTTAAGCCCTGCCAAACGTTTCATCTCAAATACATTGTCATAAGACTGTGTAATCTGGGATTCTGCGGCAGTTTTAGCAGTTTTATCACCGGTCACTGTTGTACGACTTTCTGTCAGCACCACTTGTTTTTCAGCAAGAGGTTTAGCAGATGAGTTATTCAACACAGCCGGTAGATATTTCTCGTATGCAGACTGAAGACGCTCAGTCGTCACACTTTCAAGTAAATCGCGCATAATTGCCGACTTTTCTCTGTTTAAAGGTTTCAACAGTTCGCTAAGTTTTTCTTTGCGTTCTGCTGTTTCTTTAATAATACGTATTTCTTTTTCTTTAGTTTCAACTAATGTTTGCTTATTTTTAATTGCCGAAACTGCTTCCGACAACTTATTAGTCACTAAACCAACTTGTGATTGTAACTTACGGATCTGCTTGTTCTCATTTAAGTGAGTACCGGCAAACTCGCTAGCATACGCTTCAAACAGACGACGTCCAAACATGTTCTCGCGAGCAATTTGAATGTCTTCTTTTAGTTGAGTCAATTCTGACTCTAACGAATTGGTCACCGCCTCTTTAACAGCCACCGCAGATTGTGCAACGAATCTCTTCTGAAGTTCAACTAACTTAGCTTTACCTTCACGGACTAGACGTACTTTAGTTTCTACCACAGCACGTTTGTCTGTTTCAAATTCTTTGATTTCTTCTGCCAAAACACGGATTACAAACTTTTCTAATTTGCCAACGGCACTTTCGTATTGTTTGCGATCCGAGCGCAGTTCTTTAATTTCTTCTGATAGTTTTGATACCATGAAATTATTAAACTTACTCGCGCTTTCGACCATGTGTGTTTTAAACTTAACACGGTCTTCTGCTAACTGTGTCTTTTCATCTGCAAACTCTGAGAGTTCAGCAGTTAGAGACTCTGTCACCATTTTGTCTAGAGCTTCAACCATAACTTGTTTGTCGTGTTGATAACGTTGACTGAATTCTTCACGTAGTTCTGCACGTACTTCTTCTTTGGCTTCGGTGATGCGAGCATCCCAAGCTTCAGAAATCGCTGTGCGGGTTTCTTCGTTAATAATTCCGTTATCCAACAATGGCTTTATCGCATCTAACATTGGATATTTCTCCTATAGTTTCAAATCTTTGATGAAGCCCTTAACAGCTTCTTTCAGATACTTCTGTACTTTTTGATCTTTACTGGCTTCACGTGCCATTTCAAACACCTGATTTCCTCCACGCATATTCATCAAGCCTTCATAAATGGCTTTGGGATAAGCATGTGGAGCACTAGGCTGTGCCACAACGTCCACGGTAATGATTTCAAAACCACTAACGTGTCCACTACTTTCGTTTACTTCCCCAGATCCACGCGAACTAACACCCAGTTTTACACCGGATGTAAGCATAGCTCTCACAAGCTCGCCCATTGGGGTTGGTAATACTTTCAGTTTTCCATAACCAGCAGGGCCATCCATCCACATTTCTGTGATCATATGGCTCACGCGGTCTAGATTAATCTTTAAATCGTCCGGATGATCTACTTCGCCTAGGACGGAGTAGCCACCTTTGATCTGATCGTTGATTGTACCAACGGCTTTTTCAATTTCGTGAACGGGATAAACTCGTTCGTTGGCGTTTTTGACGCCACCTTCGATGAATATCCCTTTCATATAGAGATCTTTGCCGTTCCCGTCAGCGGAATCCTCGTTTATCACTTGGATTCCTGCCCGGTCAAAAGTTAAGTTCTCTTTTAGGTACAGCATGATTAACTCTCCAAAGCCATTTTAAAGGTCCAACCATTCTTATTATAGATGTACAAAGACATTTATGTTCCCTAATCTATTAATTATTTCTTGCCAGTATTTTGTACTTGCACGGATTTTTTAGATACTGGAACCGATCCGTCAGTTGTTTGGCCTTCTTTACCATGTTCGGTGCTATATTCACCTTGTTTGGTTTTGAAACCCGACTTACCAGCTGTACCACCTGGTTTGTTTACGTTACCAGATTTGATTTCGCCTTGGCCTTTGTTATACTCGTTGCTGGCTTTAGTTGGGCTTGTGCCATCTTGGTTTTCCTGGCCAGCACTTGCTTTAACAACCTTACCACCAAAATCTGCACCTGGGCCCGTGATAGACTTGCTGTTTACACTGGTCTTCTTACCAGTTGCACCAACTGCTGTACCTTCGGCTTCACCTGTAAGATTCATATCTTGGATCTTGTCAACATATTCACGCATTAGTTCTGTTGTGGATTTGTCTGAATTTTCCTTCTTTGCTTCCTTTGCTAAATCATTTTTGCCTTTACCGTCAGCCGCAAATGCTGGAACACTCTTGCCACCAACTTTCTTCATTGGCATTTTACCTTCGGCAAACGATTCTTCGTCTTGATCTACTATATCCATACCTGGGTCGTTGCCCATTGGCCCAATGCCTGGCTCTTCATCTGGTATATCGTTGCCTATGTCGTTACCGGCCTCATCGCGGCCACCCATGTCGTTACCGCCCATGATTTCGTCAAACTTAGCCAATAGCTCGTCCAACTTGGCATCGATGTTCATAACTGTTTCATCATGGCTTGCTTCGCCGCCCATGTCATCACCGCCCATGTCGTCCATGCCCGGCTCTTTAGCTGGCAAATCGCCACTGACTTCGTCGTCTGAATAGTCTGATCCAGCATCGTCAAGGCTAAATTCTTCTGGTTCGCTGTCGTCGTCTTCTTCGTGCATGGTTTCTTCAGCACTGATCTCGTCAACAATTTGACCAACTTTGTCATCGGCAACTCTGTTTTCTTCTTGTTCAATAATTGACTCGTAAATGTCGCGGCTTTTTTCAACTACGATATCGTGAAATAATTCGCGGGCTTTTTGGTCTTCATCATTGATGATGTATTCAATTAGTTTCTCAAACTTGTTCATGTGAACTCCTTATATAATGGCTCTGTAAAGATATTTACAAAACTATGTATATTTAGGGGTTAAATGGGTGTTTTTTGACGAATTTACTTGAGATACGCCGGAAATTATTATATTCCCGGACCTGCCTCGGGTGCAGGTGCGTATTGTTTTGCTACAGCTTCTAACTTCTGTTCATGCTCTAATTTACGTACATCGTGACTTTGTCTCAGCTGATTTAAGTGTGCCAACGTCACACGGGAGCCTGCACGACTATCAGCTTTTTTGTTTATATTGTAATCTTTTTTCTCATCCCTGTAACCTTTGGGGGCAGGATCAAATAATTCAAATAGGTCGGAAGTCAGCATAGTATAACTATTTAACCTTTTTAATTAAATTGCAGGGGTAGCGCCAACTGCACCTGCGGCGCCTTGATTACCGGGACCCATTGCGTCTGGGCCAGCTTCTGGTCCACCAGCCTCTACTCCGGCTTCTGGTCCAAGCCCTTCTAAGTCACTTTGTATTCCACCGGGACTTATACCGACACTACGCAATCCTGCAGCATCAGGTGTGGCAACATCAGTATCACCACGTTCTTCTGCAAACATCACTTCGTTTTCGCTAATCTCTTGTTCGGTCATGCCCAGATAACGTTTCATTAAGTAGCGTTTACTTAGATAAGGAAACGCCTCTAATTGAGTAAATGTTGCTATACGGGCAGCATCAATGTCTGCTTGGCGATATTGTGCAAAGTTTTGTGGTTCATTAAATGCTAATTCAAACAGCGAACTATCAATGTTGAACCCGCGCCACTTCATGAATGTTTTAAATTCACTGTCTAATTTATCTGCGACCATTGCCTGTAAACGTTGACAGTATTGATTAAAGCGCCATTCTTGTATCAGCGCGGTACCCACACGACCGTCTGTATATGCTTGGCTACCGTCATCTGCTGTGGTTGGCAGATAGCTACTGGGTATACGCAATCCGCGGAATAACTTGTTGGTAAAGAAGCGTAAGTCCGTGATTTCGCCTAGGTTGGCGCCGCCAGGCAACACATCTACAGTACTGCCACGATTGTCTGCTGTCACAGGGAAAAAGTAATCTTCGTTTGTGCTCAATGGATTATATGTAGCATCCATCATATTACCGCCTCCGCCGCCACTTTGTGTGGGGATACGACGCTGATGGATTTCATTCTTGATACGCTCAACAAACGCCATGGCCATGTGGCTTGGCATGTTGCCCACGTCAATCTTAAAGATCCTACGTTCCGGAGCACGTTGCACACGATAGATAATAATGCTATCTTCTAGCAATTCTTTTTGTTTAAAGACCTTAAAAATGTTCTCTAATACACTGTTTCCAAATGGCCAGAACACATCCAGTCCTTCTGTTAAACTGATATGTACAATGTGTTCTGCCGCAATCGCAGCTTCATTCTTGGCATGGCTAAAACGTGAGCCACCTGCAAATGGTGTGCTGGGTTGCACATAAGATCCACTCGAACCACCAACTTGTGGATGGTTTGAATTTGTATCTGTTGTTGCCACCGCGGTCATGGTTAAGTTTTCAAAATTAGGATTTAGATCCTTGATCAAGTATTGTTCAGGTTTCTTACCTTCACCTTCGTTGACGATAACCTTGGTTACTTTGGACATTTCAGTCCACATCAGTTTAAAATTTTCCGGATCACGTATAAACACTTGATCGCCGTATTTTAACGTATTACGCATGATTTTAAATATGCGTTTGTTTAATTCGTTCAGTGCTACCCACTGCTGTAACTGTTCTTTTAAGATCTTGACTTCGTTATCGCTGGGAGTTTCTTTAAACTTGATCGTGAATGCTGTATGGTTTTCTTGATTCTTTTGTGTACAAAACTCTGCCAGGATATCCAGGGCCGCATTTACTTCAGAATCCATATCCATTTGTTCGTATTGATTATAACGTTCAACCCGATTTGGATGTCCAATATAAACTTCTGGTAATTGGCTTTGGTAATTACGCATACCGGGGTCGGGTGCGCGACCTCCACCCAGTGGACTAATGTTACTGGGAAGGTTTGATGTTTTAAAATATTTACGCCAACTGGCCATGTGTATTCTCTCTTGTGCTGTATTTACCGTGGCTTACGCAACAGCTCTATACATTTTATCCGTATTGCTACCAACTGTTTTCATAACACTGATCATGGTATCAAATCTGTCTATCAGCTCGTCCATCCCGGGAATACGGCCATTTGTCAGTGGGGTGACCAATTCTGATCTGCCGCCTTCACCAATGGTTGCATTTAATCCGTCGCTGGACGGACTTACTATACCACCCAAGGCCATTGCTTCGCCGTGTATATGTGGACCGGACCAGCCGGAACTTTTGCTATTAATTTCATCTTTACTGTTTGTAAATCCCATTGCACTCATAGTCTGAAGAAATTCCTTCCCATATGTGGGATCGCCTTGTATTCTAGTCATTAGCGCCTCAGGAGGTGTCCAATCCATTGCTTGCCCACGTGGATGGGCTCCTGACGTATGCGCGGTATCGTTAAATGCATTAAACCTGCCGCCCGGATAACGTGCGTTTAATCTTTTAGCGGCCTCAATGATTCTATCATTTGCGGCGCCACCAGCAATAGCCTCACCCGGGTATTTACCCTGTATATTAAGTCCCGCGTATCTTGCAGAATCATCGGGTCCTCGATTAATCATGCCCATGCCCGTTACCGGACCACCCATGGCTCCACCACCAGGCCCATATTTGTCCGAAAAGTAACTCGCGGCTCCTGTGAATGCGCCGCCAACGTAACCGGCCCCAGACCCGGCAAGTACGCCGGCGGGGCCGTATACGGATCCAAACCTGGCGCCGGACGGTGCGGCACTCATTCCCCCTTCGTGCATCCGTGCTAATAGGCCTGGACCCTGATCTTCCTTATCTTCCTTATCTTTATTAGTTTTATCTAATATCCCAAGAGATTTATTCACCGCTGCAATAACAGCCTCCATTTGTTTTGCAACTGTTGAATGCAATTCGTTTTGCTTGATCATATGGGTAGTAAATAGTACAAGTTGTGGCAGCATCCTGCCTGTCAGCTCCGCACTGGTTTTCTGCCGCAGTTCTTCCAATTTGGCCAAGTTGGCATCTACTTTTGCTTTGTTTGCGGCAGCAGCGGCTGCGTCAGTTGCACCACTGTCAATTTGGTCTTTAACTGTTTTTAAGCTAAACGCAATTAACTCATTACCGCCTTTCATAAGAGCTTGTAACGTCCCATTGCTTCCTAATAATGCGGCTGTAGTTTGTGCTATCCCCTGAGCTGATGTAGCAAAGTCTATCTGTGCGAGAGAGGATCTTCGGGCACCCTCCGCCGCCTCAGCCGTGGCGTCTTTATCGTTTTTATTTTTATCTCTGAGAATACCGACCGAACCGTCTACCATCCGCTGAAACTCTGAATTTTGTTCGTATAAGATTCTTGCTTCTTTGTTAACAATAGTTCCGGTCTGCGCCATTTCGAGATAAGCCATCTCGGCAACTGATCCCATTTGTTTAAAAACTACAAGTTGTGCCGCTTGTTTTGCTTGTACCTCTGCCATTGATTGGTTCGTGTCTTTTGAAATTTCTGCGGCCTTGGCAATAAATCCAGCTTCCATTGTTTTTAACTGTGCTTCTTGTAATGCTTTTTTAGCATTACCATCTGTGATACCGTTTAATATTTTTAAATTTTTTCCTAAATCCAGTGTTGCTTTTGCTATCTCAATATCGCTATTGATACGCTTATCTCCAGTGGCTCTCATACGTTCCGTAACTAGTGCAGATAACTCAACTTGTTCCGAAACGCTGTATCCTAACTTGGTTAGCCCTTCCCCAAGCTCGTTGCCTCTAAGAGCTTTTTGTATTGATGCTAATTTTTTTATCGCGGCGTCGCTGGTATACCCCATCCTGTTAACACTTTGACCAGCGGCCTTTACGCCATCAGCAAAATCTTTTATATCAATTCCAGATTCAGCGGTCATGTTGCTTAAACCAGTCATACCTTGTGCAAGTGTAGCACCAGTTGACGTGATAGTTTTGAATGCCGTTTGTGTTTTGTTTAACTGTGCATTTAGTATTTCTAACCCTTTTACTGCAAGATCGGCGGCTTTTACCGCTATTTTGTCCAGGGCAGCACCCGTAATACCTATAATAGGGCCTAGCCACCTGAATGCTTTCAATGTCGCACCCATCGGAGTCGGTAGTAACGACAATATAGTCATCACACCGCCAAATATTTCTATTATTTTCGCTATCCCCGATCCAAACTCTCCAGTGGCCTTGGCGGTACTGACCATTGTACTAGTATATAGATCGTTAGCAGATTTGTTATTAATTATACCGTTGGTGTATTCTAAACCAATATCCACTATCTTCATTGCCAGCGTACCAAAAGCAGAGACAGTACCACCAATCACTGTTGATAGCAACGACATCCGCATTGCGGCCGCCGCCTTAAGCTTCATGTCTTCATTATGTTTTATAGTATTAAGGGCAGATTTCTGTGCCTTATCTTTTTCAGTCCCTGCCTCCATGGCATTTGACTTTACGAGAGCTTCTTTAGCTCGTTCAATTTCTTTCTGGAAACGATCAATTGCCGGAGCAAGAGTTTGATCAAACGCAGGGCCTGTGCCTTTTATAGTATCAGTAAGCGATTTCCATGCCGGTTGAGCTTTTTTTAATCCGGAGACAAAATTCTCCATTTCTCTTTTTAGGTCTCTTCCCTGTTGCTCTAAGTCAATGGGCCCGCCGCTGCCGCCGGCACCGCCGCCACGGCGAATCGCTTCCGCTAGCTTTTCATAATCAATATCAGCCATAATACTTTAAAATCCCCATGGGTTTCTACACTATAAATATATTAGCTACTAACTGTATTTATAGGATATAAACTTATGGAAAATTCAAAAAAAGACATATCAGTGAACCCACTTGCTAAACACTTCAGGCAAGCTTCAATACACATGAAATTGCCGTCAAACGGAAAGTTTTGGCCAGAAAATACGCTTGACATGCCAATTACCAATCAAATACCTATACTCCCAATGACCGCAAAAGATGAAATTATCTTACGTACTCCGGATGCATTAATGAACGGATCCAGTGTTGTTGAGGTTATACATAGTTGTTGTCCAGCAATCAAAGACGCATGGAAAATGCCCAGCATTGATGTTGATCCTGTTTTGATCGCTATACGTATCGCTAGCTACGGGCACGAAATGAACATTGATACAAAATGTCCAATGTGTTCCGAAGATAATACGCACGTTGTAGATTTACGTGTAGTATTAAGTAATATCGTTGCCCCAGATTATGAAAAGAAAATTTCAGTTGATGGTTTATTAATCAAATTAAAACCGCAGGCTTTTTTTGGTGTAAACAGACAAAATATAATAGCATTTGAAGAAGAACGGTTAATGGGCGCATTCAATGATGATAGTCTATCAAAAGAAGAAAAATCAGTTAAGATCGCTAAAAGCATGGATATCCTTGTTAACATAGGAATAGATACCGTTGCTGGTAGCACTGACTATATTGAAACCAGCGATGGCATAAAAGTTGAAAGCACCGAGCATATAGTTGATTTTTATAAAAATGCCAATGGTGCAATTATGCGATCCATACAAGATCTGTTAGGTGAGTATAATACAATTGGTAAACTTAAACCACAAAAAGTAGCTTGCCTACCGTGTAAGGCAGAATACGAAGTTCCTCTTGATTTTGATTATTCAAATTTTTTCGCAGTAGGCTCTTGACATTAGACAATGAAAATATTGTTGAGATGCTGGACACACTCGACAAAGAGTCAAGAGCCATAAAATCCGAAGCCCTAAAAATGTCTTGGTTTATGAGGGGAGGGTTGCCATACGAAGATGCGATGTGCTTGAGTAGTCAAGAAAGAGAAATAGTCGGAGAGATAGTTAAAGATCACATGCAGCAAACAAAAGAATCGGGTCTGCCCTTTTTCTAATCAAAAATACTATATAGTGAGTTTGCTATATATATGATCCTGGAAAAAACATAATACTATACTACTTAGGTGGTGATACTACACCTAAATAATTTACCAATAGAAGTATTGGCATTTTAAAGGAGTATTAACAATGGAGATTCTCGACACAATTAAGAAGTGGGCTGCTGCCCTAGCAGATGTGGGAGTAAGTATTATCGCTCTTGCTATTGTAATGGAAGTTTTATTTAAGGGAGTAGCAATTCCTTTCTTCCCAGCTGTATCGGTTACTGCAAATGTTACTGCAATCGTGGCATCGATTGGTGCACAAGGCCTTGTGGGCTTGGTTGCTGTCTGGGTGCTTTATAGCATCTGGAAAAACAAATAATCAATCTGTTAATCTAATATAAGAGGAATATTTCATTCGTATAATATACGATTGTTATATTCTTCTTTCCATGTCTAGACTTACTTCGTAAGTCTATTGATTTCGCTATCGCTCATCAATCTGTTTTTAATTGTTTTTGCTTGTAATAGTTTCATCCAGATTTTTTGGTCACTCTTTGCCCGTACTGGGCAAAGTTAGCTTCATCCGAGTTACCTCAGCCACTTAGCGTTACAACAATTACAGAGGCGGTTGTCCGGTACCTCGAGTTGTGTCTTTATACAACGGCGGCTCACAATATATACGCTAACATACTTGTGAACGTGTAGCATCACTGCTACGTCTTTTAGCCTTTAATTTTTTCAAACAATCAAACCGCGGCAATTAGCGATCTTCGTCCGATTAAGGATAGTGATTGAGTGCTCTTTACAGCAAAGAGTCTTCCGTCCCTGTGACCCTGGGTCCAGTTTTCGTGGGCATCCGTGATTAGCCGATGCAAGCCTATATACTGTGTTTGTGTTACGAGCCGGACTTGGTGTCAGAAGTGATTGTTAAAACTTATTTATAATGTGAGAGCCATGGATTCTACAGGCTATTTGACCATTGTAGTAATTGTCTGATTCTAATACTTTTCTTTCAAACTGTGTCCTAGCTTCTACATAACTGCATTCTGCTTTGCTTTTGCAGTAGTATAGTATTTCTCTGGTAAACTTGTCAACACCCAGTGTTTCCACGTCTTTGATCAATTCTACGTTGGATCCATAATATGTTTGCCAATCTGAATCTACTTTGCTTCGAATTTTCTTGCGTTTTTTCTTACCGTTTTTTAACTTTACTACCTTATACGACGTTTTACTAAATTTTGATAATTTTTTTCCAACATATTTCCTACCAGATATTGTATTAACTATAATATAAACAAAACCTATACAGTCTTCGGGTAGAATTTCTACTGGGATATTTTTGTGTAGCCATGTCATGCATAGTAGTTATCTCTATTTACCAGGTGGTGGCATATTCTTGATTTACCACAGCCGTATTACACTTGGTCTTGCATTCTTGCCATCTAAAAGTTTTAAGTTCAGTTTTCCAAAATGGGTCAACAAGAACTTGTTCTAAATTACGAGTCCGTAGACTAAACTTTTTGGCTAATTCTTGCCATTCTGAATTATGCGTATATCTATTTGCAACCCAACAACACGGAAATAATCTCCCTTGGGCATCTATATATAATCCTTTGTTACCAATTTCACATAACGGTATAATTTCTTTGTGGTCTTTTACTTTGTTATATAATATAGTATTAACCACATTAAACCTAACGATTTTTGCTATTTTAGACAAATTTTTTGTAATTCTTTCAAATCTATGGGTACCGCTTATAAATTTAGTACTTGGCTGTAGTGGATCATCAATTCCGTAAATTGGATATATACTTCCAAACTTGGTAGACTTGGTAATTTGAAAAACATCCATTCCCAAATTAGATGCTTGTTGTTCCATGTTGGCCAAATGATCTTGGTTGAACTTAAATGCGATAGCTGCCCATGTCATGCGACATGTAGAATATTTACGTACAGTTTCAATCCCATCAATAATACTATTGTAGTCACTGTTTACTCGATATAGATTATTACTTTCATTATTAAATCCGTCAATACTAAAATGTATGCTATCTACGCTGGTTAAGGTCTGTCCAAGCTCTTCCCACCAGGATACTTTTTTATGAGATCCGTTGGTAATAATAACAATTTCAACCGGCTTGATATTTTTAATATATTGTATAACTGCAATTAAGTCGTGTGCATATATAGGATCACCATCATCACCGCAGAACGTAATCTTCTCTACATTGGCTTTAATAAACTCTGGAGTAAAATTACGCCTAAAAAATTCTAAATCTAATTCGGTGTTTACTAGGCTGTTGGGCACTTCTTGGCGAGCACATCGAGGACATCGCAATGTACATTTGCTACTAATTTCAATATGAAAATGCCATGTTGCTAACATAACTGCACCTTAGGCGATATCAACATCGGTACTATACGAAGTAAATCCATTCTCTTTGATTACATGTAACGTATTGTTTACACGACCAATTAGTTCGTCCTTGTGTGATACTAGCCAAATTGATTTGTTGGATTCTCTTGACATCTTTTTTAAGATAGCTAACGAGCTTTCAACACCCGAACTGTCTAGACCTGAATCTATTAACTCATCAATAAACAATAGGTTGATCGGCTGATATAAACTTTCCCACACGTCACGGAAACTCCAACTTAGCGATAGGATCAATCTATTGCGTTCACCTCTGCTGAGATTATCAAAATCTAAATCTCGACCCAGTTCAGTAATACTCACAGTTAAATCATTATTAAATTTAATGGTGTGTGGCAAGCCAATCCGATCTAGGTATTGCCCAAGTCTGGCATTTAAGTAACTTAAGTTTTGGTCAATGATTCGTTTACGTATAAATGAATCTTTGTTTGTTAATAGTTTAAGCAGAAACTCTTGATGGTCCTTGATATTTGTGAGTCCATTGATGGTGTCATATGTAACTTCTTCAACACCCTTTTCCTGCATCTCTACAATTTGTTCGGCATACGGATCTTGTTCTGTTATTTTGTCGGCCAACTGTTTTATTAAGTTATCGACACTGGCCTGGTGATGGATGGCATCCGATTCTTTTGCATAGAAGGGTTTGGGTTTTACTCCCAATGTTCCCAATCCAGTTGTGGCCAACTGCAACTCTGCTACTGTAACAGCATGGGCATTTGCTGAAAAATTTGTTGCTGCAAGTTCTTTATCCTTTTCAATTGAAACCTGTTTGTGTTTACTATCGTGAAATGCTTGCCCACACGTATGACATTGGTGGTTTTCGAGTGCAATCTTTTCTGCCTTTAATTTTTTAATAGTTTTTTCTTCACGCTGTAAATCCATTTTGGATCTACTGATTGCACCCGACAGATCATTCAAATCCTTGCGTAATTGTTCCCAAGTTGCAAGTTCTTTATGCAGTTGTATTTCGGGTACAATATCAATCTTTTGTAGTTCAGTGATAGCATCCTGTATCTTTAAGACCTCATCGGCATGCTTGGTAGTCCACAATATTTGTCTACGTTTTAAGGCATCAATTTGTTCTTGAATACGCACATTTGCGTCGGTAACAGCCTTGATTCGGAACTCTTCTTGTGTTATACAGTCACGGTTTGCGCGAGCTTGTTCTTTGAGTTTATCGGCTTTTTCGCTGAGTAATGTGATACCAAGCAATTGCTCAATGATAGTGCGTTGATCATTGGCCCGCAATGCCAGGAACGGTTCGGTATATGTGTTCAGGGCCACCACGTGTCTAAACATGTCATGGCTCATGCCCAACATACGTTCTATGTCACCCTGTGTTTCCCTGCTATCACCTTGGGAATCGTCGGTTATTTCTTTTTCTTGATCACCCACCCAAAACTTCATTATGTTGGGTTTACGTCCACGTTCAATACGATAGCTTTGCCCGTTTTTTTCAAAATCGATAGTAACCATCATACCTTTGGTATTGGTTTTATTGATTAAGTTATCTTTTTTGATGTTGGTTAACGCATTACCATATAACGCATAGCTTAATGCATTAATGATGGTAGTTTTACCTGTGCCATTACGGGCACCGGAGTCGTCCCCACCTAGATCTAAGTTTTCACCCAGCACCAGTGTCAGGTCCTGCCGGTCAAAGTTAACTGCTTGGGTAGTATTACCCACACTCATGAAGTTACGAACGGTTAGATCTTTTATTTTAAACATAGATTTTTATTATAGGTTCCTATAGATGTCTAGTAGTAAGCTCTTATTAAACTGTTCACTATCTATGTTGCTCAATTGACTAAACACAATCTGATCTACACTCTTAAAATCTATATTACCCTGTATCTCATATTCGGTAAGTTCTGTGGTCTTGGCCGGAATCAAAGTTATTTCCCGCAGTTTATAAGTGTTAATAAATGTTTCTTTAATAAATGTAGCCTCTTCATAACTAATATCAATATCTAAATTAACACGAATATGCATATTAGATTTAAGCATCACTTCGGTATGTTTTAAAACATCACTTAATTGAAATACACGATACCTAGGTTGATTGGGCCAAGCATGATATACAGGTTCTTTATCCCACTCTAGTATCATCATGCCACGTTCATCATCGCCGGCATCGGCATAGTTATGCGGGAAGCAATTGCCCAGATATGTAATATTTTTTTGAGTTTGACGTTTATGGAAGTGACCGGAATATACGTGTTCAAAGCCAGCAAAGTGTTCTCTGCGTATATCTCCGTGTTCAGGCATCGCTATCATAGCATTCATAAGGTAGCCCGGCAACTCAAAGTGTCCAAACATATATTTGCCTTTTAATTTTGGGATTTTCTTATGATCATCACCAACCAGCCATGGGGCGATAGTGACGTCACCAATAGTGATCCAATCATTGCAAATATGAATGTTGTCTAGGTGTTTTGCCCATTCGACACTTTGTACATCACGTTTATCTCTATAGTATAAATCGTGGTTACCCGGGATAAAATAAGTATTATCAAAGTTTTCGTTTAAATGTTCTAATGCCCTGAGACTATATCCCAACGTCAGGATATTAATGCTGGCTCTATTATTATGCCAGTCACCAAGGAAGAGGGCAGTTTCGCACCCCTCTTCCCGGGCTTTAGCAGTCGCCCACTTTATAAAAGAAAGGCAATCTTCATTATGTAATGTACTATTGGACTTGAGACCAAAATGTATATCGGTAAAAACCGCTGCTTTCTTAAAGAGGTTTGTCATCTATATAGTATAAAGTAACCTATCAGCGAAATCAAATTTTATTTATTCATAATTGCCATCACTGCCACCAGTTGATATCTTTTGGCCTTGCCGTGTATAACTCGGAGTTAAGTTATTCATTTCAAGAATATCATCGCGTAAATTTTGATTACGTTTTTCGATATTCAATACTCTAGTAAACGAATTGGTAATCGCTGCGGTATAATATGCAAATGGATTTTGTGATTTTGATTCATCAAACTGTAAACCAATTTGACTTAGTTGTAATAATGCTTGGCTACGCATCTCATCGTTATAGGTATATCCACGCCAATTGGAACGGGTAGCATATCGTTCGCATAATTTAATAAACATGTGAGCCAACTTATTAGTCATCTTTCCATGTTCTTTAGAAAATGTTCCGTTATCTAAACCACCCCTCCAATGACTTTTACCCACTATGACAGGTACTTCGTCATCATTCACGCGATAATGATAGAATGGGGGAAAGTTGCATTTGACATATTTTGTACTACTAGAAATATCAACCGCCGCATCGTCATCATATTCGCTATGTGGAACACCCTCCTCCTCCAATAGCTTTATTGCGGCCTTTCGAGATTTAACATCATCAATGGGAATATGATCCCACGTCATGACTCGAAAAATAACATCCGATGCGTTGACATCTTTGAGTTTTATCTCAAATTCGTCTAACTTCCTCTTGACCCCATCAATTGCAGCAGCCTCGTGAGTCAACTTGGCTAAACGCTCTGCCCTGGCTTTTCGGCCGGCAATTATATTCTTTTTATTAATTTTATTCACATCAAGCAGTATCATATCGTAATCAGCATCTGCAGGATCCAGAAAACAGCAATATGTTGTTTTACTTTTGTGAATTTCTTTTAGTATATCTTTGTTGTTTAGATAGTTATGGCGCACCTGTCATCCTTTAAAGTTAGTACATACTAACATATGTAATTTCAAAAGGTCAACCTTTTTAAAAACATTATCTACGTCTATTATTTATTTAATAAATACTTCATAACAAGGAATTTTTATGCCAGTATTACCAAGTGGATACGTACAAGATCCAAATAATTTAGGTCAGTCCATAGTTACATCCGCACTAAATGGAGCATTTGGGTCCGGTGCCACGCGGAAAAATATTGCAGATATGTTCCATTATTCCAGTTACGGTGGTAGTTCTCCAATGGGATCGGTTAGCTTTCCCGATGCTGCATCAGACTGGCGAGTACGGGTAACAATGGCTCCAAACAGCGATTATTTTGGTTTACAAAATAAATCAAATGCACTATTGAGTCCGCTGATGAATGAAGCCCCGATAACCGGCGTAGCTAACAGTCTCGCCAACGGGGTAACTAATATCGGCAATAGAATTTTAGGAGCAGCAACTGCCATCCCAAACACGCGTGTTGGGGTAATATTTCCATATACTCCGACTATATCAATGACTCATACTGCAAAATATGAACCACAGTCATTAGTACATAACAATTATACACAGTATTATTATACCAGTTCTGATGTGGGACCAATCTCAATCAATGCTGAATTTACAGTTCAAAATGTCAATGAAGGACAATATCTCCTGGCCTGTATATACTTTTTTAGAACTATAACCAAAATGTTTTTTGGACAGGATGATAATGCAGGAAACCCTCCGCCAATTGTGTATCTAAACGGATATGGACAATACTATCTACCCAATGTACCTTGTGTGTTAACCAGTTTCCAACATACTATGCCTGCGGAGGTTGATTATATGGATATTCCTGAACCCACTATAACAAATACAGCAGGATATAATCCTGCTCAGTACAATTATAGATTAAATAGTACTAGATTACCCACACAAAGCACAATGGTATTATCATTACAACCAGTCTACAGTAGACTTGCACAAAGTCAAGGATTTAGTCTTGAGGACTTCTCAAGAGGAGCTTTAATTAATTCTGTGGGTAGTGGTATGCCATCGTGGAGTGGTGGGGCCAGTGTGACAGCCAGTAAAAAGGTCAGTAACACTAAAAACGGTGGATTCCTATAATGCCAACAACTTACTCTAGTTCTAGTCCGTATGCCAGTACCCCCATGTGGGGTTCGTTTCTTGACATTTGGCCAGGCATTGTTATATCTCCGGATATGACAGATGCTGTCTATCAAATTGATGCCCCGTACAACCATAGACCCGACATGTTGGCATATGACATGTATAAAGATACGGGACTTTGGTGGATATTTGCCGCAAGAAATCCAGATGTGCTAATTGATCCACTATTAAGTTTTACAACAGATACAATTATATATGTACCTACTATGGCGGTGGTGCGCCGCTCGATTGGAATTTAATTTATGGCTTTGACGATTCAGGTGCAGCGTGAGGGTGAGGGCTTCGCGAGGTTTTCAGATAATAACCCGCCCGAGGACGGAACATATGTATTGCCACCGGGCGCCCGATTAGCAACGGTTCGCGAAGCCGGCCTTGAAAACGACCAAGCAGTTGGCACTAAGCCCGAGCCCGGCGTACGTGTGATACAAGGGAACACTGGCCAACCTATATGGATTAAAGACCCGTCCGAGGCTGGTATTCCCGGTGCCGCGACCAGCGGCACCATTGTTGGCGACCGTGCAGGCGGAACTGGTGCCGGTGCCGGTGCCGGTGCTGGTGTTGGGGACGGGCGCGGCGGATCATCGTCGGGCCCGGTGTTCAACACTCTTAAATCTCCAGTACCAGAAAAAATAACAATTAGTAATCCGCTACATCAATTTGCATCGTATTCATATGCTATTAGTTTATGGAAGTTGAGTTTGAGCGATTTTAATCGGTTAATGGCAAATATTGACGTTGAGGGTGCAATGAAGTGGCAACCCACTGTCGGGCGATCGCCAAAAGAGTCTAGTTTTGTGGTTGCCGAAGATAGCGGTCTTTATCCAGATTATCGTGTACCAAATACCTATGGCTTTAATTATAATATAGAAGATTTGGAATTCACATCTATACTGTTCGACAATAAATCAAGAGGATCTAGTAACATAGAGGGATCTTTAACAGTTGTGGAGCCGATTGGTTGTACATTTTTAGATTTGTTAGTTGAGGCATCATGGAATGGAACGGAATATGTCAATTATACCCAACAACCATACATGATACAAATAGATTTTAAAGGGTATGATGATAATGGTAATGAGATCCCACCATCCGAGATGACTCTATATAGAAAACGATTACCTATTAGGCTTCTTACTGTTGACATATCGGTAGATAAAAATGGATCAAAATATGTGATAAAATTTTGCCCAACCGGTGCAGCAGTATTTCTGCCAGATCGCATGTCGACTCCGGTGGAGATAACAATTGTAGCCAGCACAGTCGAAGATTACTTTACCCAACTTCAGAAAAAATTAAATGACGCGAGTGCAGAACTAATTCCTGCCGCGGCCGAATATGCAAATGAATATCAGTTTGTTGTTGACAAAACCATTGGAAAGAGTAAAATAGTCGATGAAGCGTATGTAAAATTTACTAAAACAAATCCCAAGGCATCGGGTCAGGATGACATTAAACAATCATTTACAATCCCGGCCAAATCTAATTTATTAAATGTACTTGGTCGAATGATGATGCGAGCGGATTTTTTTACAACTACTCAGGACATTGGAGAATATCCCAATGGTATAGCCAATCGTGTACCCAGTCTGGACCAAATTTATAATACTTTTAAAATAACAGCAAAGACAGAATATCAAGGTCTTAACCTCGCCGGCCAACGGGTCGCCGAAGTGTTTGATAACAAGACAGGTAGCCTGCCTCAGAAATGCACGATATATATAAATCAATATTCTATATATCAAAACCCGCATCCGCGTGGTAATAATGCATTGGTTGACGCGAGTTTGTATGCGATTAAAAAATATGATTACATATACACTGGTAAAAACCTTGATATAACTGACCTAAATCTAACCTTTAACACTACATATTATACAGCCTTTATGACAAACCCACACAACATTGCTAGTACTGAGGTTAGTAAGGATACCAGTAAGGTAGAAGAAGCATTTGTAGAACCAAAACAAGGACGAGATAGAATCCGAGATGAGATAGTCCATCCCGGAACAATATTTAAAGAGCTCAAAAAATTTTTAGCAAATCCAACACCTGCCAGATTTGTGCCCGAGCCGGTCAATCCAGCTCTGGCTGATAAGAATCCCAAGGTACAAACGGCTAAGGATATGGCAAGATCAATCTTTTCAAGACCTGGTGGTGATATGATAGTTTGTGACTTGGGTATTGTTGGCGATCCAACATTGATTAAACAAGATGATTGGCTATACATCCCAGATCCAACAGAAAGTGGCAAGTATAATGCGCCAACAAGTCAGGCTACTTTTGCCTCTACACATGGACATGTACGAATGGATACTGCAGAAGTTGTTGTTGAACTAAATGTAAATACTCCGCTGGATATGGATATGGATATAGGAGGTGGATATGGAAACCAAGGATTATATTTTCCCGGTCCCGGCATATACCGATCATTATTCAGCGGCTCATATAAAATAATCACAATAAAGAACAATTTTTCCAAGGGAATATTTACACAGAAATTAGAAATGGTGCGTTATATAAATGATACCCTGGTAAAAGAGGGTGCTAAAGTAATCGACGCTGTGGGACGAAATGCTGATAGAGCCAGGCCAAGTTTGCAGGTAAATGGCCCCTAACAGTTATTAAGGAATTCAAGTATGGAAGCTGACATTAGAAAAACTGGACTAGATCAAAGTACGCAACCAAATAGTCGGAATTCGGGATCTACTATTAATCCGGGCCCATACGTAGCAATAGTCATGGGCCACGTTGAGGGAAGTCGATCTGGACGACTTAAAGTATACATACCAGAATCTGGTAAACCGTTTCCTAGACTGTCTGAGGTTGGAGCAATCAAGGGCGATTTTATAGATGTAGCCTACGCCAGTCCTTTTTTTGGAGTCACAGCCGGGGCAAATGACCCCAGCATACTACCACCCAATAATTCTATACTTGCTCCGCAAAGTTATGGAATGTGGTGTGTTCCCCCGGATATCGGAAATAGAGTATTAGTAACTTTCCCCAACGGTGATCGCGATGATGGTTATTGGTTTGCCTGCGTATATAATACCCCCGACCATCACATGGTTCCGGGCAACGCTAGACATATAGGGGGTGCAGGTAAAATTCATACTGATCCATTATTAGCTACACAAAAACATTTTAATAAATCAAGTAACTTACCCGCAGCAGAGTCACCTATCAATAATCTAAAAACCTTCGAATATGATGGATTACAAAATGTTCTTCGTTGGGTTCATCTGTCCGGAGCCATGACACTGGTGGCGCAAGGGCTTGACACGGATCTAATTCGCGGAGCCATTAGTTCAAGTAGTCTTAGAGAAAGTCCAAGTAATGTATATGGAATCAGTACCCCCGGAAGAAAATTAACTCAAGCCGACCAAGATCCACGCTCATCGGAGATAGTATATGTCAGAAAAGGCGGCCATTCTTTTGTCATGGATGATGGATCTGTTGACGGTACCGACCAGTTGATACGATTACGCACAACTGGTGGACATCAAGTGTTAATGAACGACACTGAAAAAATATTATACATTGCCAGTAGTACTGGAAATCAATGGTTGGAGTTTAGTGCTGCTGGATCAATTAATGTATACGGCGGCGGCGGTATTAATATGCGTAGCGAGGGCCCAATAAATTTACACAGTGATAGCGCAATTAACATGAATGCCCCAAACATTGGATTGTCCGCAACACAGGGAGTAAAAATTGAAAGTTTATTAAATGTAAGTGTTAATGCTGGTGGGTTTGCATCGGTGAAAGCACTGGGTATGTTAACTTTATCAGCTGGTGGTATTGCAAAATTAACGGCCGCGGGGGCGGTGAGTATAGGTGCTTTGGGAGTAGTAAGTATTGATTCTAGTGCCAAGCTTCTATTAAATTGCGGCACGCCATCGTTGCCATTGCCATCGATACCAACAATCCCAAAATCACATGATAAAGCAACCTGGACCGGCACTAATTGGAATCCAAAAGGTGGATCTACATTATCTATTTGTACTGTAGTTCCGGGGCACGAACCCTGGGTTAGACCGGTAGCAAAAAAATAATGGATATTGGATTCCAACAGGCCAAATCATTTCCAATCACTACCTCAATTCCGCTTAATTGGCTCGGGCGGGTGGATGCGCCATTTATCCCACCTGCGTGGGCAACCATTGGTAAATTAACGTCTATCCAAGTTAAAAATCTCTTGGCACAGATAGCCTACGATGCAAGTGAGTGGGATTATACAAAAATTGGTCCAAATAATGAATTAGGCAGGTATCAAATTGGTACACAAACATTAGAAGAGTATGGTCTCCTGGCCAAAGATTCAAATCAATTGTACGGGACTGATTGTGTAAATTATATACATTGTTGGAGACCAGTTATAATACGTAAAAATACAAATTCCTATGCGAATTATATATACTATATAACAAATCTTCAACAGTTTACAGTAAGTATATCAAGTCAAGAACATCTGGCATTTCAAATTCTTTATGATTTATATACAAATTTAATACAACTCAACGCAATAACAGACACAGATACCCCGGATATTGTTGCCGGGATGCTATATGTAGCATGGACCATTGGTGCCGGTACCATGCCCAATAAAGACGCTGCCAGTGGGTCGGGCGCGTACGCCTGGAGATATCATGGTATTGGAACCGGTGCTGCATCATCTAAATTTAATAGTGGTCGTTATACGATCACAATTTTAAGCCAATAAATACATTATGCCTACATATCGCGGATTTAGCACATTAGTTAATGCTAAAAAATATAGATTAACTGATTTTGAATTAGTCAAACAAGATCTGATTAATCATTTCAACATTCGTAAGGGTGAGAAACTCATGAAGCCCGACTTTGGCACTGTTATTTGGGATATGTTGTTTGAACCCTTGGACGAAAGTACACAAGAAATAATATCTCGTGATGTTACTCGCATAGTTGGGTACGATCCACGATTAGTTGTTAATCGAGCCGAGGTGACGCAACAAGATACTGGGTTTTTGATACAAATAACATTGACATATATACCATATAATCAAACAGAAAGTTTATCATTGGCGTTTGATCGTACCAATAATAAATTATTTGTTAATTAACTGCCCATATTATTTTGCCTAATAAATACATTATATAGGTAAAAATAATATGGCACAAATAACTCGTCAGACAAATCTTTTAGTTCAGCAAGACTGGACAAAGATCTATCAAACTTTCACAAATGCAGACTTTACCAGCTATGATTTTGAAACGCTGCGAGCATCAATGATCAATTACATTAAAACATATTATCCTGAAACATTCAATGATTTCATTGAAAGTTCAGAATATCTGGCACTAATTGACATGATTGCATTCTTGGGGCAGAGTTTGGCCTTTAGGACCGATTTAAATGCACGGGAAAATTTTATCGATACGGCTCAACGTCGTGACAGTATTTTAAAATTAGCCCGTATGTTGAGCTACAATCCGCATCGCACTACTTCGGCCAGTGGGTTGTTAAAAATTGATAGCGTAAGAACCACAGAAAGTTTATTTGACAGCAATGGAACCAACTTATCGAATGCTATCACACAATGGAATGATTTAACAAATGACAATTGGCTAGAACAATTTACAACTATCGTTAATGCATCATTAGTTACCAGTCAGACCATTGGCAAACCGGGAAATAGCCAAAAGATTAATAATATTCAGACTGATGAATACAGTATCTCGTTAGATCCTAACACCTTACCTGTTGCTGGATTTTCATCTAGATTACAGGACACCGCAGTAACCTTTGAAGCTGTTAGTGCAACCACCGTGGGGCAGAGTTATATATATGAGGATGATCCCACTAAATCGGGGCAATTTAATATATTATATCGTAATGACAATAATGGCAATGGCAGCAACAATACTGGGTTTTTTGTTTATTTTAAACAAGGCACCCTAAATAATACGCGATTTGATATTACAAATGTTATTCCAAATAATTACACTAGTATCACCACAAATAATATAACTAATTCTGATTTTTGGTTATATGCGTTGGATGTCAATAACATTCCACAGACTAAATGGACCTCGGTACCAGCATTACCCGGTATAAATGTAATCTTTAATAACTCAATTGAAAAAAATCTATATCAAGTTAATACAAAAAATAATGATCAAGTTGATTTAGTGTTTGGCGATGGAAACTTTGCAAATATGCCGCGTGGCGCGTTTATGTTTTTTTATCGCACAGCCAATGGTACAACATACAGCATCACTCCAGATGACATGGCGTCGGTTAATATTGCATTTAGTTATGTCAGTAAAAATAATACACTTGAAACATTATCAGTCACAGCCAGCTTAAAGTATACGGTGACCAATGCCAATGCAGCACCAAGTTTATCCAGTATTAAAAATTTAGCCCCACAACAATATTATACGCAAAATCGTATGATAACCGGAGAAGATTACAATATTTTTCCTTATACTAATTTTGACAGCATTCAGAAACTCAAGGCTGTTAATCGTACCAGTAGCGGGGTTAGTCAATATCTAGATCAAATTGATCCAACCGGCAGCTATAGTAGTACAAATATTTTTGGCGATGATGGAATAATATCAAATGTGGCCAATGTGGCTCAAACTACATTTACTTTTGTAAATACCAATGACATTTATACTGCAATTTATAATAAAATTATTCCAATTATAAATTCTACAGAAATGCAAAATTATTATTATGCGATATATCCTCGCTATAATAGCATTTATTCAAATGTCATATTTAACCAAGTTGGTAATACTACTGTTAGTAGCACCGGATATTTAACATATGGTAATATAGCAAATATACAACAAATCGGAACCGGAATCAATGGTAACTTAAAATATGTTGCAAGCGGTGCAAGTTTGAGATTTTCATCCCCCGCAGGTCAATATTTTGATTCTGATCATGTATTACAAACCGGTAACGCAACAAATAACAACGATTCTATTACCTTCAGTGCAGCAGTTACAAATACTATCTCTAGTGGAAATTTTACAACACCAAATTTAATAACATTTGGCACATATGTACCAACTGGTGCTATACTGAGTAATATAGGATTGATAGGACAGAACTGTATTATCCCTGTATATAAAAATGACCTAACTGCTTCGCTAGTAACAACGATAGTGGCACAAATACAGGCCCGGGTTAATTTTGGTCTAACATACGATCAAGTTAATCAAGTTTGGATTAATATATCACCCGGTGACATTGGTAGTAGTACCAATTGGTTATTACGATTTAGACTGACCCAAGGAACATACTATGTTGATTATAAAATAATCAAGTACATATTTGGAAGTGCGTCCAGTACCGGTTTCTATTTTGATCCCATCACCCGCGTATATAATTCTTCTACCGGCGGTGTAATTACAGATTCCATTAAAATTTTAAAAATCAATACTAAACCAAATTCAGTTGATGCATTGGGTGTTGATGTACCGTGGCAAATATACAATACCATTACCGAAGCAGATGGTTATATTGATACTGGAAATGTGCTGGTCAAAAGCAAATCAACACAGATGGAAAATGTGCCCGATGATCCTGATCTATATTCTGTAGCAGCAGATGGGTTAGCCACGAGAACTGATTTATATTTTCAATACAAACACAATAGTCCAGCCCGAAGTCGCATCGACCCAACACCAATTAATATAATTGACTTATATATTTTAACATCAGCATATACATCATCATATTTAAATTGGTTACGTGATTTAACGGGAAAAGTAGTGGAACCAATTGCACTAACTGCAACCAGTCTTGAGACTGCATATGGAACGTTAGATAATTTTAAAGCAGTAAGTGATTCAATAGTCTACAATTCTGCAAAATTTAAACCATTGTTTGGGGCAAAAGCCAATGAGTCGCTTCGTGCAAGATTTCAAGTTGTAAAAAATATGTCAACTGGTATGACCGACAACGAAATAAAAACGCAGGTTATTTCTGCGATCAACACATATTTTGATCCAAGCAATTGGGATTTTGGAGATAAGTTTTATTTCAGCGAATTAGCTGCATATCTACATTCAACATTGGCCCCAAATATTTCCAGTGTATTAATTACTCCGGCCAATAATACATTGGTATTTGGAAATTATTTTCAAATTAATTCTGAACCGTGGGAGATTATTACATCTGCGGCAACAATAAATGATATTGATATTGTATCGGCGGTTACTGCGGCACAATTAAATCTGGGTAATCCATTACAAGGGACGTTTTAATGTCGTTAATTAACACTATTAATTTTTTACCAGAGGTTTTTAGAACTTCAACTAACCAACGCTTTCTTGGAGCAACGCTTGATCAGTTATATCAACCAGATCAGAATTTTCCAATTAATGGATATATTGGGCGAACATTCAGCCCCACATATAAAGCAGATGATAACTATTTGCCAGAATCGTCTAACGAACGTAAAAATTATCAATTAGAAGCCAGTGTGGTTGTAACAGATGATAAAAAGAATATAGTTTTTAATACTGGGTATATTGATTTATTGCACGGTATTAGAAATTACGGCGGTCTAACAAATAATCAACAACGTTTATTTTCTTCAAAAAGTTATAGTTATGATGGTCATTTTGATTATGATAAGTTTATAAATTACTATGATTATTACTGGTTACCCGATGGTCCAGATTCGGTTGAAATATCTGCAAATAATGTACCCTATAGAAATACATATAAGGTAACAAGAAATACATCAGTTGGTGGTTATGTATTTACTGGAACCGGTACACACCCTAATGTACAGTTAACCCTGGCACGCGGTGGTGTATATACTTTTGATATAGATCAACCGGGACATAAATTTTGGATTCAAAGTTTACCCGGCACATCTGGATTGAACCCCAATGTTCCTACATTAAGTACACGGCAAATGTTTGGCGTTACCAATAACGGAATAGATAGCGGCCAGATAACTTTTAAAGTTCCGCTATCATCAGCACAAGATTTTTACACAGCGATGCCAATTACGGCAACGGTTAATGCTGCTGTTTCTATGCACTATACAGATATACAAAATCAGTTATTAAGTACATTCCTTACAAATTTTCCAACTGGTTTAGATGGTATCAGTAATCCTTCACTCTTACAAAATACAGCTTTTATTTTTATAAACAACGATAAAGATGCGGTATATTGGACAACACCCAATGTTCCATCAAGTTTTGTTGGTGATGATACTTCCAGTGTACGTCCCGGTGACATCATACCAAGTGCAACTATTGAACAAGGTTACCTTACAAATCGTGCCAGTGTTTGGCAAGTTAATTTAGTACCAACAAATACAAGTGATTATGTTATACAAATAAGCAGCAAAACAGCAATAAGTAGTTTGGAAAAAGTATTCATTGGGTCCGGTCAAGTAAACGCATCAAAACAATTTTGGTTAGATAAGAATTTACAATATCAGCCGGTACCAATTGTGACAGCAATTAGTGATTATATATACTATCAAGATGAAAGTGATCCAACATTTGTTGGTCAAATTAAATTAGTTGATAACCTCACATCAACTATATCGGTTACAGAAGATATTATTGGCAAGGCAGCATATACCAGCCCTAATGGTGTAATTTTTACCAACGGTTTAAAAATCAAATTTGACACAACTGTCATACCCTTGGATTATGTCGGATCAAATGGTTATTATGTTGAGGGTGTTGGTAGTAGTATTCAACTGGTTCGTGTGGATGACCTAATAGTTCCTGAATCGTTTGGGGAAAATATAGATACCGTGGTAGATTATATCACTATTAATCGTGCAAGTCAGGACCAAAACCCATGGACACGGTATAATCGTTGGTTTCATAAAGATGCAATTTTAGCCACGGCAGTATATAATAATACATCGGCAAATTATGGCCCAAATTTGCCGGCACGCAGACCAATAGTTGAATTTGAGCCAAATTTAAAATTATTTCAAACTGGTTATATAGCCAAAGATATTGTTAGTTATATAACATTCACAGCATCGGATGCATTCAATGATGTTGAAGGCGAAGCCACAGCCCAAGTTGATGGATATACTTTAGTAGCTGGTGATACAATTATTTTTGCAAATGATTACGATACCAATGTAAGATTCAATATATATGAAGTTGTACCGGTGCAGATTACCGGCTTAGGAACATATCTAACATTAGTAAAAACAGCCAATAATCCAGTACTCGCCAACGAAATGGTGTTGGTTAATAAAGGATCACAAAGTGGTCGTTCGTTTGTATACAGCGGAACATCATGGTCTCAATGTCAGGATAAAACTGATGTAAATCAAGAACCATTATTTGATCTAGTGGATGCCGATGGATATAGTTTTAGTGATACCACAGTATATCCTGACAGTACATTTGCTGGTACACAGTTCTTTGGATATGCACATGGTAGCGGAAATAACGATAATTTACTTGGCTTTCCGTTGTCATATAGAACTTTTAATAATATCGGTGATATTATTTTTAAAAATCATTATGATTTAGATTCCTTTACTTACATCTCTAATAGAGAAACAATTACAGTTGAATGTCAGACTGGTTATCTCTTAAAAATTACCGACGGCACATCTAAATTAAATAATTGGGTTGAAAATATTGAAAATACCAATCAACCGCAAGTATTTACCCATTTCTTTGATGGTAAAGTGATAGCAATAGATGGAGTAGAAAAGGCATTTGTACAAGTTGATGTCTTACCAACTTCAGAAAAAACAATCCCCCATGTAAAAGTATACATTAACAATAAATTGTTACTGTCACGCGATACATATGAATTAGTAAAATATGGGATATATGATATTATAATCTTTTCATCAATGTTAATTGTTGGTGATAAAATTGATATTGAAATTCAGAGTGATCAAGTCAGTGAATCTGGATATTATAAAATCCCATCTAATTTAGATTTAAATCCCCTAAATGAGAATTTATCATCAATCACATTGGGACAAATTAGAACTCATTATAATGCATTAATTGAAAATACAGCAATTAGTTCAACTGGCAGTATTCCTGTGCAGGATAGTTATTTAAAACGTCAGTCGGGTACGTTATTGCAACATAATGCCTCATTGATATACGCAATGGCATTTTTAAATGATCCTGATATTAATTTTGTTAGTGGATTAGATTTAGCAAGAAAAGAATATACAAAGTTTAAGAATAAATTTCTTAGTCTATGTTCAACAATTGCAGGACTCGATTATACTGACTCAGCTGGTAGTGTTGATAAAATATTATCAAACATCAATGCCATTAAAAATAGTAGTTTCCCGTGGTATTATAGTGATATGGTTCCGCAAGGCGACAATTACATCGAGACGAAATATTCGGTATTAAATTTACGTCAAACTATCTACGAAATAAATTCAATTTTTGATACTGCACAATTAAGTAATCGCGCAGTATTAATATATGTCAATGGTGTGCAACAGACGTTGGGGGTAAATTACACCTTTAGTACCAATACCCCAACTGTTATTTTTACATCTGGATATTCTGTTGGTACGAAAATTGTAATACGAGATTATGCAAATACTGATGGTAATTATATTCCCGAAACACCAACAAAGTTGGGGCTATATCCAAAGTTTAATCCTATAATTTATTTAGATACCACTTATCAAACACCAATTAATGTAATACGTGGACATGATGGTTCAATCACCCCAGAATTTGGAGATTTTAGAGATCAATTCTTACTTGAATTAGAAACTAGAATTTTTAATAACATCAAATCAGATTATACTAAAAATCAAATTAGCAAACATGATATCATACCTGGTCGATTTAGATCAACATCATATTCCTTAGCCGAATACAATAGAATTTTAAGTAGAAATTTTCTTGTTTGGGTTGGAAATAATCAAGTTGATTATCAGACTAATAAATCATATGATGTTAATAACTCATGGACATGGAATTATCGTGGCACAAGTGATATTATAGATGGATCAGCTCTTCAGGGCAGTTGGAGAGCTGTATATAATTATTGGTTCGACACTGATAGTCCGCATTTAAGACCGTGGGAAATGCTTGGATATGAATTAAAGCCAAGTTGGTGGGAAACAAGATATGGCCCATCACCATATACTAAGGGTAATACATTACTATGGTCTGACCTGGAGAATGGATATGTATGGAACGATAATGATCCATACTATGATCCACGGTTTGCTAGACCCAATCTGACTGAATTTATTCCGGTTGACACCGGCGGCAACCTGATATCCCCGGCAAGTATACCACTAATTACCCAACAAAATACAGCAGGTACTTCTAGTAAATTTACAGTTGGGCAGTATGGACCTGCAGAAACTGCGTGGCGTAATAGCAGTGATTATCCATATGCATTGCAAATGATTCTTGCTTTGACTGCACCTGCAACATATTTTAGTACACAATTAGATACAAATAAATTCTCTATTAGCGCACTTACCGGACAATTTACCACAAGTGATAATCAAAAAATTAATCCTAACTTGTTACAGGTAAATGGAAATTTACAATCTGGAACCATCCAACGCACAAGTGGTTACATCAATTGGATTGGTGACTTTATTAAAAATTTAGGAATTGACCCAGCTGAGAAATTAATGGGATATTTTTCTAGATTTGCAATACAGCTGAGTTATAAGGTTGGTGGGTTCACCGATAATAAGTTAATAACAATAAGTGCGGAACAAACAAGTCCCGGATCAACTAGTCCCAGTATAATTATACCAGACACAAATTTTAATATCTACTTAAATAAATCAGTACCAACTCGATCAGTTGCATATAGTGCGGTCATAGTTGAAAAAACAATAAATGGATATTCGGTGTCTGGATATGATCCAACATTTCCATTTTTTACAGTTAACCCAAGTATTCTAAATAATAAAAACGAAGTACTAACAGTTAATAACTTATCTGCAAAAATTTATCAAGAAGCTGTTAGTACACTATTTACTGTGCCGTATGGAACAGAATATACATCAACCCAACAAGTAGTTGATTTTCTTATCAGTTACGAGAGATATCTTAAACTATTGGGTTTTGTATTCACTGAATTTAATAATGACTTGCAAGAAGAACAAAATTGGAGATTAAGTGCCAAAGAATTACTATATTGGGCACAGCAAGGGTGGGCCAACGGTACCATCGTAGTTCTTAATCCAATTGCAACTAAATTAAGTTTGGTATCGGTTGGAATGATTGTTGATGAGATTACAAATTTACCAGCTGGAAATAAAATATTAGATCAAAATTTTATACCAATTAAAAGTAATAATTTTAATATTACTCGAGTTGATAGTCCAGCCCAAGGCAATACCTTTCTACTTAATACTCTTGACGATTCAACCATTTGCTATGCAAAATTAAACTTAATTCAATATGAACACGTATTAATATTTGATAATACCACAGACTTTAGCGACATTATTTACATTCCGTCTCAGGGAACAAGACAATTCCGCTTAAAATTACGTGGCTATAAATCTGGTGCGTGGACCGGCGCATTGAGTGCACCGGGTTATGTATATAATAATCCAATTTTAGATGCATGGGATCCAAGCAAGGATTATCGTATTGGCGATTTGGTTGTGTATAATACAAATTATTATACAGCGATACAAAATATTCCGGCCACTGTAACTTTTAATTCTATAGCCTGGTCACGAATACCAAAGTCTGAAATACAAACAGGACTACTACAGAATTTCAGTCTCAATGCCCAACAATTTGATAATATTTACGATATTGATCGACCCCCGGAAAATGAAATTTTTCAAGAATTTAGTGCAGGTCTGATAGGATTCCGCCAACGACAATATCTGACAGATTTAGGAATTGGTATTCCAACTCAGACGAAATTTTATCAAGGATATATTAAAGAGAAAGGATCAATAAATTCTATCACAGCCCTTACCTCTGCTAATTTCAACAATGTAAATGGTAATATTGCCATTTACGAAGAGTGGGCCTTAAAGGTTGGGACATATGGTGGTATACACAGTAATTTATTTTCAGAATATGTATTAGATCAATCGGTATTTAAAAATAATTCAGTTGTAGCATTAGCGATAGCAGATACATATAGCACCGGAAATATAATTGCTAATTTAACATTGGCAAATGTATATAATGCCAGTAATTTATATAGCACCAGCAATTCATTATACAATAATCGTGATATTGATTATTATATGGCTGACTTACCATCTACGGGCTATGCTAATTTAAGTGATATAGATTATACGATATTTGATCTAACAAAGTTCAGTGGTTCTGTTAAAACATTGGGTGGCGGGACAAAAGTTTGGGTCGCTAAAAAAGCAGATAATAATTGGGATATAATGCGAGTTACTGAAACTCGCACATTGGTAACTAAATTATCGTATTCTTTAGATTCCAACGCAATATTAACATTTGACCGCAAACATCCGTTTACAATTGATGATCCATTGGTATTGAAATATTTTCATCCGCGATTTGATGGGATATTTACAGTTATTGGAACACCAACCCCGCTAACGGTGTTAATTGCAATCAGTAATGAACAATTGTCGATTGGGCAACCAAGTCCACTTCAATACTTAATAAGAGCAGGGTCTATTACGGCTGCAGGTACCGCATATTCGTTAAAATCAGCAAGAACCAGCTCAATTTCCACATTGGCAAACATAGCACCGCCAACAAATGGTTGGTTAGAAAACGATAAGATATGGGTAGATAATGCTACCAGTTCTGGGTGGGGAGTGTATTCGTTTAATACCCCGTGGACAAGAACTACCCCCGAACTTCAATATAACGAAACATCAGGAACAGCATTAGGTAAATCGGTACGAATTAGTAGCGATTCTAAATATGTATATGTGGGTAACCCCGGTAATAATAAAGTTTATATTGATGCAGTTATTCCTGGAACAGTGACCAGTGCAAATTTAACCAGTAGTGAGATTGGATTTGGAACAACCATTGACTCGCGAGGCAATTTGTTGGCCATTGGCTCTCACGCGAATGTTATCTTATATCAACATCGATCTAATACAATATCTAACACACAGACACTAACATCAGCAAATGTGTCCGGTAATATAGCTAGTATCTCAATAGGTGGAAATATACTTTGCATTGGTGGTAACAACATCGTTGAAGTTTGGAGAACATCAACATTTACATTTTTACGTATGGTGGCAGCTACCATCTCTGGTACAAGTAATGCAGTGGTATTTGTAGGTAATGTAATTCAACAAGATAATTCCGGTGCAGCTGGTATAGTAGTTTCAGCGTCAAGCGGTAATATACTTACATTGAGAGATGTGGTTGGGACATTTACCACAAACTCAGCTGATATTTTACGACGACTTTATGCAAATTTAGCGGTTGCTGCAAACTTAGAAACAAGAATAACAACAATAAATTCGTACCAAGCAGATTCTCAGTGGGCGAATGTGCTTTATAAGTGGGCAACAAAAATTTCCAGCCCTGCAACAGGAACAGATCCAAAATTTGGAAATTTAGTCAAAGTTACAAATGATGGTACAACTCTTTTTGTTGGGGCAGCCGGCGCCACAGTTGATAGTATAGTCGGTGCCGGTAATGTCTACGTGTATAC